GGAAACGACCAACTACAAACCTTTTGTTGCCTTTACTCCCCTGCCCGTACCTCACGCCTTCTACGGCAATAACTTTGCATCTAAAGTAATACCAATCCAGAATGCCCGAACCGTTTTAACCAGGTCAATCCTAGACCACGCAATGATTACCAATAACCCAAGGTACATGGTCGTCAAAGGTGGCCTCAGCTCCCCTAAGGAGCTCATAGACGGCCGTGTTGGTGGCATCGTGAATGTCACACGCCCAGACGCAGTTGTGCCTATGCAGCAAGCTTCTCTGAACCCCTTTGTGTTCCAGACGCTTCAGCTCCTCAATGACGACAAAGAAGAGACGACCGGCGTATCCGCATTGAGCAAAGGATTGAATAAAGACGCAATCAGTCAGCAAAATAGTAGTGCATTAGTTGAGCAACTTGCCACCATGTCTCAACAGCGCCAGAAGATTGTTGCCAGAAACTTTGCCAATTCATTTTTAAAGCCATTGTACCAGATGATTTACAAGTTGGTCGTCGAGAATGAGAGTGAGCAAAAGATAGTTGAGCTGGCCGGTAACTATGTCAGCGTCTCACCATCACAGTGGGGCTCTAAGCGTGATGTTACCGTTGAATTACACCTAGGCTATGGTGAGCAAGTTGAAGAGGCCCAGAAGTACCTGGCATTACATCAGTTAATGTCTCAGGACCCTACTCTGTCAACAATGTACCAGCCACAGAACCAGTATAAGTTAATGTCGCATGTCATGGAAAATAACGGCATCAAGAATGTTGCTGATTACCTGACATCACCCGACCAGATACAGCCACCCCCACCAGATCCAGCTGAAGAGCTGAACATCCAGATGCAACAAAAGCAAATGGAGATCCAGGAGCGGCAAACCCAGATTGCGGAGCTGAAAGCACAGCAAGACGCCTCTGTAGCGCAAGCTAGGTTAAACCTAGATCAAATGAAAGCTGAGAAAGGCTTCGCAATACAATCAGACACAGTCGATCTCAAAGAGGCTCAACTTGAGCACAAGACAGCCACTGATTTGGCTGAACTTGAGATCCTCAGGAATGCTGAAGACGTGAGAGGTATCGCGTCACCAACCGGCTAAGAAAGGAAACACTTATGTCATCAGGAAAAGGTACTTACGGCACCAAAAAAGGCCGTCCACCTAAAAAGTAAATTGGTCACAAAGGAGAGCATAATGACTGAAGAAGAGCACACTGAAATTGGCCAGGCAGCGGAAGCCGTCTTAGCCTTACCCGCGTTCAACCAGGTAGTTAATAGCCTTGTTGAAAGCTCATTTCAAACTTTCGTGAACAGCAAGCCTGACCAAGGTGAAATACGCGAAAGAGCCTACAACCACTATCACGGATTAGTAGACGTGGTTGATACTTTAAAACAACGAGTAGCCGTCCGTGACGAAATACTCGCAAAAGGCGACACCCGCCAAGAAGAGGAACAGGACCATGAGTAACGTCCAATCAAGCCCTTCTTCTGAAACCGCTCACGATGGTTCCATCGATGACGCGGCAGAAGCTATCCTAGACCGATGGACGGACGCTGAAGAGCCATCCGAAGCAACGGACTTAGAGGCAGCAACAGAGGCAACTGAAGAGACAGAAGATGCCCCAGTTGAAAACGAAGATGAAGACACTGACCAAGACAGCGAAGAAGATACTGATGAAGACCCTGATGAAGACCAGGAAACTGATGATGATGAAGCTGATGATGATGATGAAGAGCCAGAAGAGGTTACTTTGTCAGACGACAGCCTTATCGAAATTGCAGTTGATGGTGAATCAAAACAGGCATCTTTAAAAGATCTTAAAAGACTGTATGGCCAAGAAGCATCTTTGACCCGCAAGTCTCAAGAAGTAGCTTCCAAACGGAAAGAGGCAGAAGACGCATTAAAGCGTACAGACCTCAGCTATCAAAAGCTTTTGGAACGCGCTGAAGCACGGAATAAACCTTATGCAGAAGTGGACATGCTGGTTGCCAGCAAGTCTATGTCTACTGAGGATTTCTCTAGTCTTCGACGTGAGGCAAAAGAGGCCGAGACGGATCTCAAGTTTCTAAAGGAAGAGGCCAACGCCTTTTACCAGGAAACTCAAAAGCAATTCCAAGTTCAACAACAAGACGCCGCTCAAGAGTGCATTAAAACACTCCAAGATAAGGTCGATGGTTGGAACAACGATTTGTACAATGACATCCGTGAATATGCAGTCTCTGTTGGTTTACCTAAAGAACAGGTGGACCAGTATGTTGATCCAAATGTTATCATTCTACTTAATAAAGCCAGGATGTTCGACAAATCTCAAGACACGGTAAAAACAAAGAAAGCCAAAGTCATGAAAGTCAAAACATCTAAAGGCAAAGTACTCCGCTCAAAGAAGGCTCCTAGCTCGAGCGTCGATGCCAACACACGCAAACGTGAGAATACGGCAAAGCGCGTCCGAGACAACCGGAGCCGAGTAGGTGATATGGATGATATAGCTGATGCCTTACTTGCCCGATGGGAAGCTTAATAACCCATCTGTCATTAAAGGATAATTAATAATGGCCACGTTCACAACCTACAATTCCATAGGTATGAAAGAAGATGTTTCGGACATTAATTAAGTATGGTGTCCTTTCGGAGCAATCCGTCAAAACAAACTGGGTGAACTCAGGGAACCTCTCTAGCAGACAATCCTGAGCCAAGCCTCTGTCATTCAGAGGAAGGTGCAACGACTATCCGATTTCGGAGTACACACAAGTGTGTGGAAGCGCCCAGCCCCTAGAAATAGGGAGAAGATATAGTCTCAACGTCTATAGCGATATAGAGCAGCCGCAAGGCGGTTTTAGTTTAACGAACTAAAGCGAAGATCAAGCATAGTTGACATAACTCCCACCGATACCCCGATGAGCACCATGATGAAGTCTGAAAAGGTTTCTGCTCGCACATTCAGTTTTTTAGAAGACTCGATCCGTGCAGCGGCAGCGAATCATAAAGTCGAAGGAGCCGATTCAAGTACAATTACACTCGGTAACCCTACTGAGCGTTCAAATACGACACAGATTCTGGAAGAATCTTTCATCATCAGTGCGACCAGTGATTCAGTATCGACCCATGGCCGTGCAAAAGAGACTGCGTTAACAACAACTTACAATAACGTCTTAAAGTTGGCAGCGTAGTATAAACGATTTGAACTCAGGGAAACCCTAAGTGTTTAAAATACTGTTGAAATACGACATTAAACATATGGCAATCCTGAGCGAAGCCCTACACTGTAGGGAACGTGCAACGACTATTCCTTAGGGAAGTACACACAAGTGTGTGGAAGCGGATCGGCCTTTAAAAGGGCATGATATAGTCTGATCTCATAGTTTTAAAAACTTTGCGAAAGCATGAGCAGTCTGAAATGACGGTCTAAGCCTAACGACCTTAGATGAACACAAATGACCAATTAGGACGTACCCTCAAAGCCATCAAACGCGATCTAGAATATGCGTATGTTGGTGCAGCACAAGCCAGTGTGACTGGTAATGCTACGACTGCCAGAAAGATGACATCTCTGATCAACCAGATCAGTACTGACGTTGATGCTGGCTCGAATGCAGCGGATGAGCTTACAGAGGCCAAGCTTCTGACAGCTGGTCAAACTGCATACACCAATGGATCTGATCCAACTGTGTTTATGATTCCTCCGGGAAAAGCACAGGTGCTGGCAGGGTTCAGCGCGGCATCAGGCCGTAACCGTGAGATCAGCCAAGGCAAAACCTTGGTCAACGTGATCGATCTGTACGTTGAAGCGACTAGCGTACACTAAATCTGGTGAACTCAGGGGAAGCCTAAAGCTAAACAGCCAAGGTAATCCTGAGCCAAGCCCCGTAAGGGGAAGGTGCAACGACTATCCGATTTCGGAGTAGGACCAAGTGGTCCGAAGCGCCAGACACTGCAAATAGCGGTGATGATATAGTCTCATCTTATGTCGAAAGCATAAGCAGTCTTAACAGACGGTCTAAGATTAACGACCTTAGGCGAAGATGCCATGTAGTCCATATGGCGAATACAAAGTGGTTCTAAACCGCCACATGCTGGCTTCAGTAGCCCTGCTCATCGATCCAACGATGTTTAAGCAGTGCGTACTACGCCCATTCTCTCGCACATTACTAGCAAAACAAGGGGATTCTGACACCCATATGGTGGTCGGCGAATATTCTTGTAAGCACACTAACTGGGGAGACTCAGTGAAAATTACTGGCCTAACAACCTAGGCCCGTAAGGGGTTTCCCTTGAAATCAGGACTTTTGCTCTCCTTTTCCTGAGGTCTTGGGGAACCCCATTTTTATTGCCGAACAGAGAATCCAGGAGGGTACCTGTTAAGGAGTTAAATCAATGATTGATAAACATAAAAAAGACCGCAAGCTTGAAGGAGTCGAAACCGAACTTCTTCAACAAGGCGACGACATTATTCAGAAATCTACCCAGCAAATATCACCCGCATTTCTCGATGACCTCAAGGATGCTCGGTCACAAAGCAACAGTGGTCGTGAGGGTGAGTTCATGAGGGTAGCATCGATCCCCACGGCAGTTGCAGAACAGTGGCAGCGTGAGGGCTTCAACATCTATGAAGAGAGTGGAAAAGCGATTGTCAAACGTCTGCGAAAGCAGAACCTCGACGTTTTTCTCGCAACAGACAAAAGGATCTAAAAATGAACAAGGGTCAAATCAGGACGCACATGATCGCGTTGTTAAATCGTAGCGACATAACTGACGCTCTGGCAGACACCTTTATCGATCAAGCCATTAGTCGCATTACTCGTGTTCTAAGAATTCCATCAATGGAAAAGGTGCAAACCTACAATGTTGCAAACGATGTCACAGGTGTCTCAACTATAAACCTCCCAAACGACCTGATTGAACCCCTTGACATCTATAGTGAAGGTAAGGCTCTCGTGCGTTTGCCTCTGCATGAAATGATTGAAGCCCAAAAAACTAACGAGCAAGGAACACCAAAGTTCTTTGCCAGAGTTCAGGGCACCTATCTACTCCACCCCAAACCTTCCACAGGCACAGTTGTCTTAAACTATTACGCAGCCTTTGATACCTTAGGCACCGACAGTGCAACCAATACACTTACAACTTTGGTTCCTGACCTGTTGATCTATACAGCTCTTACCTATGCGAGTGACTACTTTTTGGATGAACGCGGCACCCAATTTGAAACAAGGGCGTCCTCATTTCTTAGTGAAATTCAGCAACAAGCTGACAGCTCTGAGCAAGCGGGTGGCCTACAAGTCATGCGCCCATCACAAACTTATACCGACTGATAGGAATCTATAATGAGCAATTCGAGCTTTTACGGGAGCACTGGCACTACTAATAACCAGACAGACGCTATTGAAGCATCCGTCAGCAATGCCGCCGCATCAGAAACAGCCGCTGCCGCTTCAAGCGCAACATCGACTGCCCAAGCTACAATTTCGACGGACAAAGCGACTGAAAGTGCCGCATCAGCCGCTGCAGCTTTAGTTAGCCAAAACTCTGCCTCAAGCTCAAGCACTTCTGCAAATACTTCGAAGAATGCGGCAAGCGTATCTGCGTCAGCTGCATCCTCAAGTGCCTCGGCTGCGTCTGGAAGTGCGTC